ACCATCTAAAATAGACGGAAAGACAAATGAGAGCAATCCAGCGATACCGCCATTTCATCAATTTGATGAGCTCTTTGCGTATTTGGGTGTCCTGTAACACTGGAGCAAGCCTCTTGAAAAGCTTCTCGCTCCACCAACTATCAGGGATCCAAAACCACCACTGGGCCTCATCACATGACGAAAAATGATCAATCAATATCGAGACTGTCTGAGCAACAAGAAAATCATATCCTGTTAAGAAGGTCAGAAAACGAAGAATACTCGGAAAATCACCAAGCTTCATCATTATAGCAGCTCAAAAACCGTTGGCAAGTGCTCTCTGGGTGCGCGGGAACATGGGAGCTTGACGCGTGAAGCCACGATCGCCTACTTGTTCTACAATACTAGTAGGTAGTGGGAACTCCTCATGAGAGTCTTCCTCCTCAATATCAAAAGTGACTGCTTCCTGATTTGAAAGGTAATCCTCCTGACGTGAGTGGTGTTGCTTTAGTAATTTTCCCATATGAAACAAGTATTCGGCCACATTCAAGTGAGAGAGCTCCATACAATGCTCCTCGGAGAAGATCGGTTTGTAACCACTATTCCTATCCCATCGCTCGATCGCAATATAATGAGCATCATCAAAACGCTTATTCTTAAAATAGCAATATCGAGGATCCGCTTCAAATTTCATGCGATCATAAGCGCCTGAAGTTCCATCTTGAATATATTCCGGTCTCACTACCACGTGAACCCTAATTATACGCAAGTATATGGACTCAGGCTCCAAAGATATTTTAGTGGCCATGAAATCTCCAACGTTAGTTGTTCCATACACGCCGATGGGATCTGGCATGACCATTCCCTTCAACTCAATTTCGGCTTTATTTGCAACGAACTGAACGTTGTTGACAGCTTGGAGCACACTCGCAATACCATATGAGGGATCATATGCCAAAGGTCTATTACACACATCATCGTAGAAGAAAAATCTAGTTCCATTGTGAATGGAATTATGATGTTTCTCATCTGCAGTAATATTTGCGACCAAACTTGGATCCCAAACAATC